ATCTTAACAATATCATCTTCTGTTTCTTGTATAGATTTATTTGCAGCGGCTAATAGTTCTACAAGTCTTGGATCACTAGTATCAATACCTCCTCTAAAAATATTTCCTGCCCAATTCTGTACGTTTTGGCTATCTGTCATAAACCAAGAGACATATTCAAGAGCTTGATAGTTCATTGGTAAAACAGTATTTGCCGTATTAATCTCAACAGGGATTATTATCTCAGGTTTAGGTAATCTAGTATCTTCATTATTTTTAGACATTTTATACTCCTTTTTATTTTTAAATTATACTTCTTCTGCTGTAAACCATGCTGTGCCAATAGCATCACCAGTACCATTTACCGATGAAAAAGCATTCCAAGTAATTCGTAACTCTACCCTAGTTGTACTTGATACAAATACATAAGCTACAGTTTCAGCTGATGGTGCTCTATCTGTAGTAGAAATAGGAGAAGGTGATCCCGATATAAGACCTAGAGCTGTATTAGTATCTGAATTATACCATCTAGTAGCATTATAGCTTGCTGATACTACATTGTTGATTGATCCAGTCAATTTATATGTTTTTCCCGCAGCTAAAGTTATACGCCCTATAGATGCAGTGCCAGTTGAAGTATTATAAGAACTTGATGTATCAAGAGTTATAGCAGTGCCTCTGGCAAAAGCAAAACTATCAAACTTTAAATGATCGCCAACCCCAACATTAACAGAATAAGTAGCAGCATTGTATCCATGTAAAATAGACTTATTAGTACCGCTGCCTACACTATCAGTATAAGATTTAGTTGCAGCATCTTGTGGATTTACTGGGTTAGCAAGTCCCGTTATATAGTTATTATTCATAGCAAGCGGGTTTATAACAAGAATACTTCCAGAGTTATAAGCAGCTAAATTATTTCCTTTAAGAGTACCAGTTTGTGCATTAATACTACCTGTTGTTATTAAATCATTAGTAAGCAAATCAAAAGTTCCGCTATTTAAAATCCTAGCTCTTGTGGTACTATTTGTTCCAAATTTTATAGTAGCTGTACCAGAAGACCATACATACGCTTCATTAGTACTATTATTAAAGCCAAATTCAGCTGCACCAACTCCATTATTTTGTATATAAAAACTAGTTGCAGTAGCACTTGCATTTGTATTATTTATAGTTAAGGCATAAGTGATAGCACTTGTAGTTATCAAATTAGAAAAACTTGGTGCAGTCCATGAGCCTAAGCCATTAAGAAACACAGAGGCATTTGATGGATAGCCACTTATACGTGATGGCAACAATGAACCTGTAGTATTATTATTAATATCAACTAGAGACCACGTTCCATCACCTTTTAAAAAAGTAGTAGTTGGTGCAGCAGCGTATCCTGCTAATCTGTTTATAGCTAAGAAACCTGTAGTATTAGTATTGATGTCAATGGTTGAAACAGAAATTGTAGGGTTGCCAAAAATACCGTCCCCATTAGCAATGTTTATACCAGTACTTCCTATCAAAGTTCTCCCAGCATAACTATTACTACCTGTTCTTGCCATTAAGCCAGTAGATGCAAAAGCAGATAAAGCTTGCAGTTCTGATCCTAATGTCATGTTTATTGTTCCACTAGTAGTAATAGGAGATCCAGATACACCTAAACCAGAACTACTGCTTGTGATACCAACAGAAGTAACAGTACCTATAACAGGAATCCAACTAGTCCCATTAAAATACTCAGGTAAAGTCATTTGTTACAAACTCGTATTAAATCTAAACATTCCTGTAGTTGGGGTGACTGGTCTCTGCGCCGTTGTTCCAGTAGGAATCGTTACTGACGCTGTCCCAGGTAAAACAGGGTTATTTGCTAAACTTATTGTTGCAACTCCACCAACTACACTAACAGCAATTTGATTTGTTGTACCTAGAATTGAAGTAAAAGAATTTTGATCTGTTTTGGCAAAAGTAAAACTATCTGTACCGACAGTAGTTACTATAGATGTTAACATCCACAAACTTGCTCCTGAGATAGTGCCGCTAATAACAGATACAGTATCCCCTCGCACTGTTTGCGCTACTGAGTCATAGTCTGTAACTCTAGTTAATATCCAGTTTGTACTGACAGAGCCGATATTGGTTACTGTATATATACCATTTTGGAATCCTGTAGCTTGATCTTTTACTAATACTCGGTTACCGACCGCTAATGCTACACCGTCGATTGTTAATGCTGCTTGAGTGCCTGAGTTGGTTAAAGTTGCTCCGACTCCAGCCGTACCATTAGCATAAATAGCTGTTAAATTAGCGGTAGTTGCTACTAAACAAGGTGATACAAGTCTTAAAGTATTTAAAACCCAGTTTTCTGATGCTAAAGAAAACCAATTTGCTCCGTCGTTAAATTCTTCCTTCCCTATTGGAAGTGATAATAATGCCATTAAAAAACCTCATTTTATTAATTAAATTGATATATTGTATCTTATCATACCCGCTACTGAATTTACAGGTCTTTCTGCGCTATTTCCTAAGGGAATCCTCATATATTGAGTCCCTGTGAAAGTAGGGTTTTCTATAAACTTGATATTAATATCTTCGTTTAATTTCCCTGTTCCGATAACATCGCCGCTTAAGGTTACTTCTGCATTTTGTATTGCCGCTAAAGCATCGTTTGCTGTATTTTGAGCCGATGCAGCAGCCGCAGCAGCCACTCCTATTGCGCCGCTTATGCTGATACCTACTGGAACAATAGGTATTAAACTATAAGGAGCCATTTGCGCAGTAAAATATGTAGCGGCAAGTGCCGCACCTTCTGCTGGGGCGGCAAGTGCTTGTGCCATTGCTCCATCCGCAGTAGCTTGAGCAGCTCCAATAGAAACATCTTGTGTAACATCTTTCGCTTGTATAGCGGTTATTTCTACATCTTGTACCGCATCCTTTGCTGTAGTCGCAGCTACAAATATATTATATGCAGTTTGGAAAGCACTTATTATCCCGAGAATAGTTGATATTACAGACGGCGTAGTATAATCAACATTTGGAATAGCAGGTTTTATTTCACCAGATTCGTTAGCTTTTATTAAATCCCCAGGTGTTAATCCACCAATTGCAAATTTCTCAAATTCACCTGCAACACCAATTAATATTGGTATTATACCACCTATAGGATAACCAAACTCCCCAGGATTATTTTTTCTTACGCTAAAAGTAGTAGGCGCAATTAGCTTGTGTCCAGCTAAAGGGTAAAGAGGGTCTAATATAACTAAATTACCGATAGGTATATCTGCTGTATTTACATAATCCTCACCGCTTACTCCTAATGATAAGACGCCTTCTGTACTGTTCTTTAATAGCCCCGCCCCTAATTCATCCAGAGCTTGTGCTTTATTAAAAGTATAAGTTGTTCCCAAGCCGTATAATTCCATAGCAGCAATAAGTAATGGGTCAGTAACAAAACTATAAGCAGGATTTTCCCAGCTATAACTTATCGTTTTGTTTTTTACAATAAATCCTGCATTATCAAGCCTTTTTATTGCTTGCGCTGCTTTAATTTGAGCAAAAGCAAGAGAGCTAGATATTTTGGTTTCAGTACTCGTATTTAATAAATTAGGACTTCCTGCGTATATTTGATTTAACCATGGAGAAGACATTACATAATCCCAACCACTTGTTGGATCAAAGTTAGGGTTTGGAATAGGAATACTTACAGATAACAAAGGTATAGGAAATAAAGCCGCTCCTAATATTGGTAAGTTTTTTACGGCAATATTGATCTTTTGAATAGGTCTATTAGTATAATCTCCAATCCATAAATGTTCGTAATCAAGATTCTCCAATATTCCTATTTTGTCAATCCTGCGGCGTAAATCGATAATATCAAACTGCATATCCCTTAATCTAGGAGATGGTTTTGCAAGTCCGTCTTTATTCCCTAACAACACATAATTAGGATCACAAGCAATATTAAAGTTGATTTTATTATCTGAGAAATCAAAGAGCTTGCGCCACTTATCGTTAGTAATCCCTCCTAAAAGGGCGTACATAGACTCATTGTTTTTGGTAAAAGAAAGCATCCCCTCACTACGTCGCTCCGTAGTTATTGCATCCCTATTTGGAATTGTATCAACGCTATGTATTCCCCCTTTACCAAATATATCCAAATTGGTAGGGTAAGTGTCTGTAACACTCATTGGAACTATAAAATTACTTACTTTTACGCCCTTCATACCGTTAAATGACCTAATATAGTGGATATTTTATCGCTTTCATTTGTATAATGAGTATCTATTAAATTTGCCAATGAGACAAACCATGCAGGGTCACTGTTATCTAGTTCGTTTGGGAACTCAGGAGGAAATCTAGGCTGAAACTTATAATAATATACATCCTTGGGCAATCTATTGCTAAAGTAATCAATAGAATACCGACTCCATTCCTCAGCTCCAGACATAGCAATATTCATTATACTAAATAGCACTTCAACTGCATGATCGCTTCCAACCCCAGAACCTGAGCCGTCAAATCCATATTTACCCTGTCCAGTACCAGCATCCACTATAACAATCTTAGTAGCATTAGGTTTTACCGTTAAACCTAAATTAATTGCGGCAAGTATTGGGTCGTTGGCATATACCCCGCCATCCATATAATCATGACCGTTAAATGTATAAGCTGGCAAATAAATAGGCGCAGCACTTGTTGCCCTACAAACATTCACTATACTTTCCGTCTTTCCTATAAAATAGGCTGGGTCTTCAAAATTAGAGAAGACAACGTATCTACTCATATCTTTTTCAAAAGAAGGGATAATAATAGGAGTTTTAAGATTAGCTAATGTACTTGTTCCAAAATTATCAATTAAGGTCTCATGTAAAATATTATGACCAAAATCTGAATCGGAATAAGGGGAAGAATAAAAAGCATTGTTTGTAGCAATTAATCCTATTTTTTGTAATTCATTAGGTCTATTAGAATCAGTCCCTGCATTATGACTTCCTGCTGCGAGTTCAGCAGCGGTTCTGATGGTAAATACCCTTTTTGCCTTCTGCAAAAAGAAAGTCTCCATCTCATCAGGAGTTTTACCGAAAGAATAACCACAAGCTAATATTCCTCCGATAGAAGCTCCGCACATAACATCTGCATATTTCCAAAAATCAGACTGTGGTATTCCCCATTGAAGTAGAAACTTTTGCATGAATCTATTTGAACCATACCCCTTTGTTCCTCCCCCTGGAAAACTAAAGATTCTTAATGTATTACTATCCACTTTTTACCTTCATTATAATATCTTCGTGTATTTCATTTAGAGTGCGGTAACAGTTATATTCAATAACTAGCCCATATTCATTAACTATATTGATCTTCAATACATCATTTAAAATTAAAGCAATATCGCTTACAGTATCATAGAAAATATAGTTTTCGCCCAGTATAGAAGGATAACAAAACCATTTATAATTAGAGCCTAAAGGGATGTTCTGGAAAAAATACTCGCCGTAAATATCTATAACTAATTCGCTTGCTCGGAGTACAATTAATGGATTAGGAAAACCAGTATCAGTAATATCCTCAGTATATTCTCCGTAATAAATTCTATACTTACAATTTACAGTAAAATATTTGTTAAAACTGACCCCTGTTGTGTCATATGCAAATATTTCAAAAGTAATAACGTCTATCGTATTTTTTGTTTCTCCTGCTAGAGTAACATTAACTGGCGAGACATTAGGCAGATTCTCTAATAAAACTTGTCCTTCTTTTAAGATAGTAATTGAATCAGGTCGCAATAATTCGGGGTCTTGAATTGTAAAGCTAGTCTGGTAATTTCCTGCAATTATTGAATACCCTATTTCCACATTATTTAATAATCCAGCAATAAAGAAATCAACGAATTTAGGGAAATTATAACCATATAGTAACTTTGTAAATAGTACCTTTAGATCAGTATCTTTAAACTTCGTACCCTTAGGAATAAGGCCAACATCGACTGGCATTGATAACTCATTACTATAAAGAAAAATATTGCCTTGTTGGTTACCACCCCCCAAATATTTCTTTATCCTAAGTTTACCTGCATCGATTGTTTTCTCATCAGTTTCAATAATAAGGTGATCGTCATCGTTTATCTTGGCATTTATTATTCCATTGCCATCCTTTCCCTTATCACCTTTTTCTCCCTTTTCACCTTCTCGCCCTCTCTCTGCTTTGACTGCTTTAATTTGCTTTAAGGCCAATGTAAGACTTTTTACGCTCTTATTTATACTTTTATTGATAATTTCTATTAATTCATTCTTATTTTTCTCGTTTTCGGAGGATATAAAGGCATTTAATTTCTTCAATAGATTAGCTTCAATCACCTGGCTATCAGCATCTTGTCCGTCTATTCCATTTCTACCATCTTGTCCGTCTTTTGGCGTTGGTAAAGACTCGATGAGTTCAACCATACTCTGCGTTACAATTGAAACTAACTCATCTTTCTGAGCAGCAACTAAGTTAATTAGTTGCTGACTTAAATTTGTAAAATTAGTATCTAATATCTGTTCAAGTTCATTTAATAGCTTGTTAAATATTTTCTCTTCATCGGCGTCTTGTCCATCTACTCCATCCTTAGGCAATTCTATCTCTGCAAGATATTTACGCAGTTCAGCATTGTACATATCACTTAGTGAGTTTTTATACTCTTCAAACTTACTTGTGATATTCTGAATAATTAAATCATTATCTGCGTCTTTCCCGTCTTTAGGTAATGGTAATGCTGATACTAATTCAAGCAACTTGTTATCTATTCTGGTGAATAATGTTGCGTAGCTATCCTTCGCCGTTAACTTCAATTCTTCGCTTAGACTATGTAAGACTGAATCGCATTTACCCTTTAGGTTTTCTGAATCAAGTAGCATTGATTTCTGTATATTCTCTAAACCTAAAGCAAAGTCATTATTTAATTTGTCCGTTATTCCCTTGCTGATATCGCTTTTTAAACTGTCTAAATCAATCTTATCGTTATTTTGTCTTAAAAGAGAAAAACGTTGCTTGAAGCCATTTCTATAAGTAAATGAGATTTCACTATCTGTTTGAGTGACAGATATTATAAATTGCTGCGCCTGTATCTTTTCTACTAATTCATAAACAGAGGCAACCAGTAAAGAGTAATCTTCTTGCATCTATCACCCTACTTGACTAATTTTTTGATAAAGACTATCCATTATCTTTTTTGTCTTTGCTGACTCATTATTTTCTTTGGTAGATTTAGCTTCTTCTGCCTTAAGTTCGGCAATAAGACTTTCTTCGTCTTCAAGTAAAGTATCCGTCTCTGGTACGTCTAATTTTATATTATAATTAAACTTCTCTTGTCCAAATCTTTGTTGCCAAGCCTCCGAAGCATCTATAGCCCCTCTGTCAATATACATACAGTCTATCTCGGCATATTCTTTTTTAATCTTAGCAGTTTCTAAATCAGAAGTGGCAATAAGAGACGGGAATTCCCAATCGAATGTTTTAGGTTTCTTCTTCCATGTTTTTTGGTGTTCCAACAATTCTACAATCCAATCAATAGCTGGCTGTACTTGATCTGACCTATAAGCTCCAACCATATCATAGTAATTTTTCATATCACTATCTCCAGTCGAATTCATGCCAGCAGGAGATCTACCAAATAATTTAGTAGCTGGATATCCAGTCACAGAGCATATTACTTCTGAGAACCTATCCCATAGATCAGCTAATCCTGCAACAGAACTAGCCTTTTTTTCGTAATCCTCTGTTGCATCAACAAATATAGAATTAGTAATAGAACGCGACATATCTATATAGTTTAATCTTCTTTTGATCACGGCATCACCTCCTTCTTGCACCATCTTTTGAGCTAAACCGTTAAGCTTAAATATTACTTGAACAAAATCTTGTATTATTTCCGCTGATGAATCAGTAACTATTCCGTAATTCCTTAAAGCTGCAAAGCAAGATTGCATAATAGACAAGTCCCAGCCTCCGTTATATAATCTCATCCTGTTGGTAGTTGTTGCTCCATTCATTAAGAAACATCTTGATCTATGTACTTTAATGACTCCAACGTCCATTACGTTAGAATAAGAGTTTATAGTATAAAACTCTGGCTCGCCAAAATGCTCACTACCATAATTGGTATTTAAATCTCCTACAGTCCAAGTAACTTGAGATTTATCAAATACTTTAATTGAAATAATTTTATCAATTCTATTCAAATTGACTGGTTTCTCTAGTTCTAAACCATCATCTACAAACGCTACTAAAAGCGCACCGCCATATAATCTACCAGCATAACAACCGTCTGTTATTCTTTGTTTTAATTTAATTCTGCTCATTTCTTGTAATAAATCATAATCAGCTTCTATAAAGCCTCTCATCGCATCATCAACTATTATGTTTACTATCTTTTGAGCTAATCCATTACTTTTATACATCTCATCTAATGTCATATAATCCAGTAATGGCAAAGCACCGACTCTTGTGCTATTAACACGGCTAGAATTCATTCCTAGATTAGTCATGTTATTAATCCAGTTATCTGATCTTTTTGAAGAACCGAAGAAGTCTTTTATTTTATTTATCATATTTCCTACTATTTAATTATCTATATAAAGCAGATGCAAATTTTTCTGGAGACATCCAGTTACTACAATCAATAAACTTACTTTTCATCGTCTGCTCTTCTGCATAACGCAAAGCGTCTATTCCATCATCGTTAGCTTTTTCAATATCTCTTAGTATGTTACCCTTTCTGTCTGTTTTAAAAGAATATCTATCAAAGTTATCTATTAGTCTTTCACAGCGAGGATGAATATATATCATCTTATATGACTTTAGATGTTCTATTCCGTCTTCCACTGAACCTTGTCCTTTTTCAACGCCTTGAGCAAATAACGATTGTTTTATACTCTCAACATACTTTTTATTTATTCCTGAGATAGTTTCAGGTCTTGAAGAATCAACCCAAATAGTATGGTTTTTGATGTTGGGTAAATGTTTGACCAGAAAATCAGGTGTCAAATCAATATCGAGTCCTGACTGTACAGCTTCATGCGTTACATATAAACTACCGTCATATACATATTCACGCACACCAAAAGTAGGGTGATTCGGAGAGAAGCCTAAATCTAAACCAAACTTTAGCTCGACGTTATCATGCTCCACGTAAGTTTTTTCATCTAAAACGTCCCAATAAGTACCTCGTTTGAATATTTTTGTTTGAGAGTTAGTAATGCAATGCCCCTCGTATACATGTAAATACTCGTCATAATCACGCTCTTTTAAGGCTTCTAGCTCGTCATAAAACTCTTGTGGTAATGGAAAAGGATTGTCTTTGTAAGATACCTTGATTACAAAACTATTCTTTCTATTATTATTCGTAATGAACTCATTATAAACAATATCAGTCGTAAAATCAGGATTGAAAGTAATGATACACTGACACCCTTCGTTTCTTGTTACCGTTGGTACTAAAATATTCCAACTCATTTTAGATATCTTAGAGGCTTCGTCTACCCACACAATTTTTAAGTTTGGTATGCCTTTAATAGAATCAGGATCTCTCCACAAACCACGGAAGATAATTATCACTCCTGTTTCTTTATTGACTACCCCCTCCCTAGTGATTTTAAAATAATCTAATAAGCCTAAAGCTCTAATTTGATTTACAACTACAGAATACACGCTTGACATCAGCGATGATTGTATCTCTCTAGCACATAAAAAATAACAATTTTGGTAATCAAAACTCTTTAATATTATATAATCAGCTATAGAGAAAGATTTTGCACCTGCTCTACCTCCGTAAGCCACTATGAAAGCATAATAATTTTCATAAATAGGTTTTAACCATAATGGATGTATTGCATTAATGCGGTGTTTCATAAATTAACTACAAATGAGAATTGTTACTGTTTTTATTTGATATAAAACTATGCACAATCTCTAAACTACTTTTTCCTGTTTTGGCTTCTGGTTCAATGCCTTTCAATGTCCTGATCTCATTCATTGCTTCGTCATGAGTTAGTTCCTTAAACTGAGGTAATGCCTTAGTGATAGCTTCTAACCTATCTACACCGTCCCCTTGAGAGATAATTATAGTTTGTTGATGAATGTTTTTAGGCACAAGTTCCTTAAAGAATATTTGATGCGCCCAAGCTTCTCCGTCTTCGACATTCTTCCACAGAATATTAAAGGCGTCTTCGTACTTTTCGGAGGCTAAAGCCTTAAGCCTTGCAGAACGTAAAGTAGACTTATTAATAGCTCCTTTAGGCTTTCCTTTGGGGTTACCAGATACACCTTTTTTAAAATTAGTCATTATTCGTTTTGCCTGTATTTACCTGTATATTTACAGGCAAACACATATTTCTTTTTTAAAATTAATTATGGGAATAATACCACATATTGTACTAAACAACAATTATATACTCATTACACGCTATATCTATGATTAATTATCAGAGTGTAGAAAGATCTTTTGTGAATATAAGGTGATTGAGGTTATTAACTAGTCTTGACAACTACATAGAAATACACTAAAATACAATGTATACATAATATAAAAAAAGAGGTAATCATGACCGTTATTACAACGCGTATACCTGATACATTAGATAAAGCTTTAACAGAAGTTGCTGCATCAATGGAAAGGTCTAAAAGCTTTATTGTACTAAAAGCCATTCAAAACTATGTTTTAGAACTACAAGAAGACATAGAAGACTATAATGATGCTATAGAAGCGTCAAAAGATAATGATCTTACATATACTATAGAAGAAATTATAGAGGAATTAGGTTTGCAAGATGAAATGGCAAATTAAATTTAAAGGAAAAAGTAGAAAAGAATTAGAAAAAATGGATGAAGAGTCTCGGGATGCAATTTTAAAATACCTCTATAAAACGGTATTAAATCTTCAACATCCAAAGCAATTAGGCAAAGTGTTGAGG